AAAAATGCGCACAAACTGATTCCGATGGAAGAAGACCAAAAGCCAACAGACCCTGTATCTGAGAATCAGAATATTCTCATGGGTAAACCTGTTAAAGCCTTTGCTTATCAGAACCATCAAGCGCATATTCAAGTCCATATGTCGGCTATGCAAGACCCTAAGATTATGGCGTTATTACAAAATAATCCGCAGGCACAGCAATTACAAGCCGCTATGATGGCACACATCAATGAGCACTTGGGCTTTGAATACCGAGTACAAATTGAACAACAGTTAGGTTTTGCTTTACCACCACAGACCGATGCATCAGGCGAAGAGATACATATGGAACCTGAGGTAGAGGCACAGTTGGCTCCAATGTTAGCGCAGGCATCACAAAGATTGTTGCAAAATAATCAAGCGGAAGTCCAACAACAACAGAATCAACAGAAAGCCCAAGACCCATTGGTACAGTTGCAACAGCAAGAAATGCAACTCAAGCAACAAGAGTTACAACTCAAACAGCAGACAAGTCAGGCAGAGTTGCAAATCAAACAACAGCAGTTACAGATTGAACAGGCAAGAATTCAGTCACAACATGATGTTGCAATGCAAACCCAACAAATGGTTGCTGCAAGCAAAGACAAGAAAATTCAAGTGGATGCTGCGACCAAACTTGCTGAGTTACAACATGGGCGCAATGAGTTGAAGATGGACGCATTAAAAGAAGTGGCTAATTTACAGCAAGACCGTAAGTTAGAAAAAGAAAAGTTATTGAATGATGGCATGAAGCATTTAGTAACCGAAGAAAACAAACGAAGTGAAAAACCAAAAAAAGGTGAGTAATGGATAAGAATCTTGAATATCTTCTTGGTGAATACAAAGACCGTATGGACTATCTTGCACAAAGTTTAGCCCAAGGTTCAGTAGCAACCATAGAAGAATACAGGTATATATGTGGACAAATCCGAGGTCTTGAGTCCGCATGTGCAGTAATCGTAGACCTCAAAAACAGAATGGAAAAGTCAGACATAGACTAACCGTTTAAACAACTTGGAGAAATAATGGAAATTTTAATTGGTGCAAACCCAACAAATCCAGAAGTAGTCGGAACCCTGCACAAGGAACCCGAACAAAGAGCAACACAATTACCTGACCCTATGGGTTATCGCATGCTAGTAGCCATCCCTGATGCAGAAAAAACCTTTGAAGGCTCAATGTTAGAGAAGGCAGATTCAACCATGCATCGAGAAGAAATCCTATCCACCGTATTTTTTGTCTTAAAAATGGGTCCAGATTGTTATAAAGACAAAGAAAAGTTTCCTACAGGACCATGGTGTAAAGAAGGTGACTTCATTTTATCCCGTCCTAACTCAGGAACACGACTAAAAATACATGGAAGAGAATTCCGATTAATCAATGATGACTCCGTGGAGGCTGTAGTTGAAGACCCACGTGGCATTACACGAGTTTAAGGGGAATAATATGGCAGAAAATGAATTAGATTTTAAGTTTCCTGACGAAATGGACGATGATAATCAGCAAGAATTCAACGTCAACATGGAAAAACCTGAAGAAAATGTCAAAATTGAGATAGAAATTGAGGATGACACTCCTCCTGAGGACAGAAATCGTAGACCTCCTATGCCTCAAGAGAAGATTGACGAGTTAGAAAAGGACGAATTAACGCAATACACCGAAGATGTTCGTTCAAAAATGAGTCAATTGAAGAAAGCCATGCATGATGAACGCAGAGCAAAAGAAGCAGCACTGCGTGAACATCAAGAAGCGCTATCTTTAGCACGACAATTGATGGAAGAGCGTAATAAATTCAAACAAATTGTTGAAAAAGGTGAGAAATCATACGTAGATACCATCCAACACTCAGCCAATCTAGAATTACAGATGGCAAAACGTGCTTATAAAGAAGCATATGAGTCAGGAGACGTAGATGCAATGACAGAAGCGCAACATGCGTTGAATATTGCGTCAATAAAAGTCAGAGAAACACAAAATTTCAGAATTACCCCTTTACAAGAGAGGGAAACTGATGTACAAATACCACAACGGAGCGTACAACAACCTCCTCCACCTGACAATAAAGCGATTGCGTGGCAAGAACGTAATCCATGGTTCGGGCAGGATGAGGAAATGACCGCAATGGCTTACGGTTTGCATGAAAAACTGAAGAATAGCGGAATTGTACCCGGCTCCGACAGGTATTATGCGGAATTGGACAAGACAATGCGCAAAAGGTTCCCCGAAAATTTTGAGGAAGAGGCTCCGCCACCAGAGCGAGTCAAAAAAACCTCAACAGTAGTGGCACCTGCAACAAGAAGCACTAACTCTACCAAGATTAGGCTTAAACAAAGCGAACTTAATTTGGCAAAAAGATTAGGTTTAACCCCTGAACAATATGCTATTGAAGCAAAAAAATTGGAGCGATAAAATGAGTGACACAAGAGCATCTCGTGAGTTAAAAACCAGAGAATTTACAGAACGTCCTAAACAGTGGATGCCACCTGACCTTCTCCCTGAGCCTGACAAACAGCCTGGGTTTGATTATCGCTGGATTCGTGTCTCAATGAATACAGTTGCTGACCCACGTAATATCTCATCAAGATTGCGTGAAGGTTATGAACCTGTAGATGTTGAGGAACAACCAAAAATGAAACTGTTAGCCCATCGTGATGGTCCTTATAAAGGGAACATTGAGATTGGCGGGTTATTACTTTGCAAAATCCCTGTGGAATTTGTCCAACAACAGCAAGAATATTTTGCTAGACAGACAAGACTTATGGCAGAGGCTGTAGATAATAATTTAATGCGCCAAAGCGACCCAAGAATGCCTATTTTTAATGAGAGACGCTCTTCGGTAAGTTTTGGTAAAGGAAGTTAACTTTAATCTTAGGAGAATTTTATGGCTGCTTATCCATCAGTACCAGCCCCATACGGGCTAAAGCCAGTAAATCTTATTGGGGGTCAGGTTTTTTCTGGCTCAACACGTAACTTACCTATTCAGTATGCTTACGGTACCTCTATTTTTTACGGTGATTTTGTATCATTAGCACAAGGTTTTATCGTGCGTTCTACAGTTACTTCTGCACCTAGCCCACAAGGTATGGTTGGAGTATTTTTAGGCTGTTCTTATACTGACCCTGTTACTAAGCAAAAGCGCTACAGCCAATACTGGCCCGCAAGCACTTTAGCAGGTGACGCAGTTGCTGTTGTTTGTGATGACCCAGATACAGTTTTCAAGGCTGTTGTTTGCTCATCAGGAACTACTGTAGCATCAGGCAGTTTGCCAATGGTTGGGCAAAACTACGGTATGCTTAACAACACAGGTAGCGTTAACACAGGCGACTCTGCAAACGCATTAGCATATTCTGCAACATTAACTACTTCAACATTACCATTGCGTGTTGTTGACGTTGTACGTGATACAGCATATGCATACTCTGCTACTGGTTCTTCAAGTTCAACAACTATCACCATGAGCACAGGTCCTAACGGAAACGTGTTGCAAGGTGCTGACGTTGCTTACTTGGCATCAAATGGTCAGATTATTGAAACAGGCTCATTCGTAACTGCCGCTATTGCACAAGGTGCTACATCAGGAACGTTAAACGTTGCTGTAAACGTACCAGGTTCAGTCACAGCGATTCCGAGTGCTTCAACAATCATATTTACTATGTATCCTGAAGTATTGGTGAAAATCAACTTTGGTTTGCATGAGTATTACAACGCAACTGCCGTTTAAGGAGAATAAATAATGGCTATTTCCCGTGCACAACTACTGAAAGAGTTATTACCCGGCTTAAACGCTTTGTTTGGTTTGGAGTATGCTCGTTATGGCGAAGAACACAAAGAGATTTATGAAATTGAAACCTCTGAGCGTTCTTTTGAAGAAGAAACAAAACTGTCAGGTTTCTCAGCAGCACCTGTCAAGGGCGAAGGTTCAGCCATCGCTTATGACAATGCTCAAGAAGCATGGACAGCACGTTACAACCACGAAACTATCGCTCTTGGCTTCTCTCTAACAGAAGAAGCAATTGAAGATAACTTGTATGACTCTTTGTCTGCTCGTTATACCAGGGGCTTGGCTCGTGCAATGGCTTACACCAAGCAAGTTAAAGGTGCTGCCACCCTCAATAACGGCTTTAACCCAGCCTATATTGGTGGTGACGGTGTTCCATTATTCTCTACTGCTCACCCATTAGTGAATGGTGGTAATAACGCCAACACTCCATCAACTCCTGCTGACTTGAACGAAACTGCGCTTGAAAACGCTGTTATTCAAATCGCCTCATGGACTGATGAGCGTGGACTCTTAATCGCCGCAAAACCACGTAAATTGGTTGTTCCACCTGCATTGCAATTCGTTGCTACACGTTTGTTAGACACAGAACTCCGTGTTGGTACAAACAACAACGATATCAACGCAATTAAGAACAATGGTGTAGTTCCTGAAGGTTACACAATTAACCACTTCTTGACTGCAACTAATGCATGGTTCTTGACTACTGATGTTCCAAACGGTCTAAAGATGTTTGTAAGAACACCTTTACAGAACTCTATGGATGGTGACTTCGATACAGGTAACGTACGTTACAAGTCTCGTGAGCGTTATTCATTTGGTTACTCTGACCCACTTGGTGTATACGGTTCATACTAATCGTTTAAACCTTACAAAAACCCTGTCCAAAAGGCAGGGTTTTTTGTTTAAACAACTTGTATATTTTTTAAAAAGTAGTATGATTGTATTAACTGGGTGATTAACTATACCGCCACTGCCCCAGCAGACGATGCAACGATTGGTATAGTTTCTTTTGCATAAGGAGTCCACTATGGGACGTAGTACATTTGAAGGTCCAGTTCTGTCTGGTGATAATCGTTTTGGTCCACAACGTGACGTTGGTCCAGTCTTATTAGCACAACAAGCATTTTTAGATTTTGCTGTTACAACTCCTAATACTGCTAACTATGGCGGTGTTTCTACAAAGTTTGTAACATCAAACAACATTCCAAACGGAATTGCAACTATCTATACACCACAAAGTGGCGTGTATAGTACGTCAGGTCCAACTGTTGGAACAGCACCTACAGCAGATACATCAGGCACTATTTATCGTGGCGCAGTATTTTTAGTTCCACAAGGCTCAAACATTACTGATGTTATCGTTGATGTTGGTGTATTACCTACTGACGGTTCAGTAACTGCTAACTCAATTCAACCATATGTTTCTAATGCTTTTGCAACATCTACAGGTGTTTATGCAACTATGGCAGCGATTACTTCCGCAACTCGTGGAACAGCAACATTTGTTGGTACACAATTAGACTATGCATATGGTACATTGCAAGATGTTCAAAACATGCAACCGGGTACACAACCAACATGGTTCTCACAGGTTGTAGTTACATTAAAAATTACCAATACAAGTTTAACCACTCCAACTTCAGGTCAAATTGCAATTACATTAAAGTATGCGCAACAAGATATGAACATTGGTAATGGTACAACTTACCCATACGGTAACTTTGACTAATTAATCCGAGGGCACTTCGGTGCCCTTTTTTAAAACTTAGGAGATTAATTATGGCAAATAACGTAGTGA